CCCCCGCCCCCCGGGACCCCGGGTGTCGGAAACAGCAAAGGAACCCGGAATAGGAGAGAACTCCGTGGCAAGGGCCAAGAAGTCACCCAGAGGACGGGCCGCCACTCCGGAGCAGCAGGAGAATCAACTCATTTCGCTCGCAGTCCAGCGAGCCGAGGAGATGCTACTGGACGGCACGGCTCCTCCTTCCATCATCACGCACTACCTCAAGCTCGCCACGAGCCGAGAGCGGTTGGAGCAGGAGCGAATCAAGGCCGAGAACGACATGCTCAAGGCCAAAGCCGACGCTCTGGCGGCCTCAGCACGAGGGGAGGAGGCCTACAAGGAGGTTCTCGAGGCATTCAAGTCCTACGCCGGAGGAGGTGTGGGTCTTGAGTCGGATTCGGACCTACCATGAACTCTCTCGCATCGAATCCTTCGAGGAACGGTACGAGTACCTACGTCTCAATCAGGATCCAGGAGATCAGACCTTCGGTTTCGAACGGTATCTGAACCAATCCTTCTACCACTCGACCGAATGGCGTCAAGCAAGGCAGAAGGTTATCCTCAGAGACGACGCATGCGACCTCGGGGTCCCGGGTCACGACATCTACGGTAAGATTCTTGTTCATCACATGAACCCGATTCGGCCCGAGGACCTCGAGGGAGAGTTCAATCCCGACATCCTCAACCCTGAATACCTGGTCTGCGTGCGACACGACACACACAATGCGATTCACTTCGGCGACGCGAGCCTGTTACCCAAGCCTCTAGTCGAGAGAACGCCGAACGACACGATACCTTGGAGGTGACCGTGGCTGATTCGATATTGAATGACATCAAGAAGGCTCTCGGCATCACCGAGGACTACACGGCTTTCGATCAGGAGATTATTCTCCACACAAACACGGCGCTAATGTTCGCAGAGGAGATCGGTCTCCCCTCGTTCAAGATCACCGGAAAGACAGAGACCTGGGACCAATACCTTAGTGGCGTCACGAAGAACGTCGAGGCTGTCAAGACGTACCTGTATCTGCAAGTGCGGCTCGTATTCGACCCGCCTGCGAATTCCTTCGTCGTAACGGCGATCGAGAAGCAGCTTCAGGAGTACGCCTGGCGTATCAACCTGCAGAAGGAGACTCCATGAGTGACCAACTCATGCACTACGGGGTCAAGGGGATGCGTAAGGGCGCTCGGAAGAGCCGTGAGCAGCGGAATGCTGAGCGCCGCGCCAAGTACGAAGCCAAACTCAAGGCTAAGTATGGTGACCACGACATCGCTACGATTGAGGCCTTCATCAAGAAGCGCAAGGCGCAAGCAAAAGCGGCTCGTGACTGGCGCCTTGGAAACCAGCGCAACCGTCAGCTCACTGCTACCGAGCGTCGAGAGAAGTATTACAACGAACTCGACACCGGCCAGCTGGGCAAGACCTACGCAACCGATGCAACTCTCGCCGAAGCCGCTCGTAGGTACTACAAGAAGGGGCATAACAAGCGAATGGGTCATTCGGAGCTGATGCATTACGGCGTCAAAGGCATGAAGTGGGGCGTTCGCCGCCGTGCTCGTCGTGACGCCAAGGAATTCACCCAGGCCAAGATGTACTACGGCGAGGGCGCCGGCAATCGGCGGAAGCTGATCAAGGCAACAGTCAAGGCTCGCTCGAAGGATCCGTTCTACAAGAGCGAATTCGACAAGGCAGTCGCCAATACTGACATGAGCAAACGGGCTTCCCAGGCTCGAAGGCAGCGCGGTCGTAAGAACGCCCGCAATTCCGCAGGCAAGACCGTTCGCGGCGTTGGCAACATCGCCACCGGAAACGTAGGTCGGGCTGGAGGTGCTCTGGCGCTCGGTTATCTGGGGTATCAGGGGGCTAAGGCTGCCGGTATCGCTCCCAACGAGCGAGAGTTACTCACCAAAGCCGTCAGGGGGGCGCGGAAGATCAAGAGAGTCGTTCAGCACGACGATGTTCTCGCTCACTACGGCGTCAGGGGCATGCGCTGGGGAATCCGCAAGTCTCGCATCAAGGGTGCGAAGAAGTGGACTTCGGCTAAGCAGGCCAAAATAGACGGAATGTCTGATGATCAGCTAAGGCGGGTCAATAACCGCCTTCGGTTGGAGAAGGAGTACCGTCAGCTGACCCAGACCCGGATGGAGCGCTACCGAGCCAGGGCGGGGAAGGTGGTCGAGGAGGCCGCAGCCAACACCCTGCAGAACGCGATTCAGAAGAGTCTGAAGAAAGCGGCCAGCCGGGGCGGATCTGCCGCTATTAAGGGCGCCAAACGGTTCAAGCAATAGGACTATGACATGACCGACACACTGTTCTTCATCGATGAGGACGAGGTCCTCGCTCACCATGGCGTCAAAGGCATGAAGTGGGGCGTTCGCAAGCAGCGAGCCGCTTCCGGAGGCGCCGGATCAACCAAGAAGCGCAAGGGGCTCTCTCGCAAGCAGAAAGCAGCTATCGCCGGCGTTCTCGGTACGGCCGCTGCCGCTGGCGCTGGGTACTACCTGCACAAGTCTGGCAAGGGCAAGAAGATCGCTGCTCTGGCTAAGAAGGCTGGCGCCTCCGCTAAGAGCGCTGCTCAGGGCAAGGGGCGCAATCTCGGAGCCCAGGCTCGAGTCAAGAAGGCCCAGGCCAAACGGTTCGCTAAGGCTCAGTCTGCCAACGCCAAGAGCGCGGCCGAGAAGCTGAAGACCACCAAGGCCGGAAAGTACGCGGAGGCCAGTCGTCTCGCAGCCAACGCTGCCGCGTTCAAGACTGGTAATGCAGTCAAAGGCGCCGGCTACAAGGCCAAGAACCAGGCTTGGAAGGCTGGTAATAAGGCACGCAAGGCGGCTGAGGGCGGCGTCGGCGGTGTGAAGTCTGCTGCTGGTATGGCTGCGCGTTCGGCTAAGTCCGCAGCAGGAGCAGCCAAATCCAAGGTCGGTAAGAAGACCCCTGGTAAGGCGCTTTCGACTCATGTTGTCCAGCCAGGTAAGGGCGTTGGCTACAGGAAGCTCGCCACCAGCGGGACTAAGGTTGTTCGCGGCCAGGGCGACGCGGCTAAGAAACTAGCTAAGATCGCTGTCGCTGGTGTGGGTGTTCAGGCAGCCGGGAACGTTGCCGGAGCGGCTGGAGCCCGTGCGCTCAACAAGAAGCTCAATGGCGGCAAGAAGAGCGGAACCTCAAAGAAGCGTCGTCGCTGACCATGCTCTCCAATACCGCTACCCCGCGATATTACGCCGAGTTCAGAGAAGATGTCCTCGCAGGTAAGATTCCGATCTGCAAGGAGATCGAGATGGAGATGAATAGGATCGATGATCGGATTCGCAATCCCGGTTTTTATTACGATAGCGACGCTGTGGAGGGGTTCGTCCGCTTCGCGGAAGCGGAGATGACTCTAACCGACGGATCCGATCTTCGACTCCTACCGAGCTTCAAGCTCTGGGCCGAACAGATCTTCGGATGGTGGTTCTTCACCGAGCGATCGGTCTATGTCCCGAACGAGACGAAGGCCGGCGGCCACTTCGAGAAACGCCGGGTGAAGCAACGCCTCATCAACAAGCAGTACATCATCGTCGCCCGAGGCGGGGCGAAGTCTTTGTATGAAACTCTCCTCCAAGCCTACTTCCTCACAATCGACACGTCGACTACCCACCAGGTGACGACCGCGCCGACGATGAAGCAGGCCGAGGAGGTCATGCAGCCCTTCCGAACCGCCATTACAAGGGCCAAAGGCCCCCTGTTCGATTTCATGACGCAAGGGTCTCTCCAGAACACGACCGGCAGTCGCGCTCTCAGGCAGAAGCTCGTCCCCACCAAGAAGGGGATCGAGAACTTCATGACCAACAGCCTGCTCGAGGTTCGACCCATGTCGATCGATAAGCTCCAGGGCCTCCGCACCAAGATGAACACTGTGGATGAGTGGCTCTCGGGCGATATTCGTGAAGACGTGGTCGGCGCCATCGAGCAGGGCGCGTCCAAGGTCGACGACTGGCTTATTCTGGCGGTGTCCTCGGAGGGTACCGTCAGGAACTCAGCTGGCGACAACATGAAGATGGAGCTCCTCAACATTCTTCGAGGGGAGTACTCGGATCCACACACGTCCATCTTCTACTACAGGCTCGATGACCTCAAGGAGGTCGGGGATCCGTCGACCTGGCTGAAGGCTCAGCCCAACCTCGGCGCTACCGTCTCCTACGAGACATATCAGCGAGACGTCGAACGGGCGGAGCACGTGCCCGCGGCTAGGAACGACATCCTGGCTAAGAGGTTCGGTATTCCCATGGAGGGGTATACATACTTCTTCACCTACGAGGAGACCCTGCGGCACAACCGTCAGGACTTCTGGGGTATGCCTTGCTCCATCGGCGTCGACCTGTCGCAGGGCGATGACTTCACAGCCTTCACATTCTTGTTTCCCCTCAGCCGGGGCAGGTTTGGCGTCAAGACGCGCTGCTACATTTCCGAGCGCACCATGCTGCGGCTTCCCGGGGCCACCCGTCAGAAGTACGAGGAGTTCCTGCAGGAGGGCTCGCTCATGGTGCTCGAGGGTACGGTTCTCGACATGATGAACGTCTACGAAGACCTCGAGGCGTTCATCGCGGACTGCGAGTACGACGTGCGCTGCCTGGGCTTCGACCCGTACAACGCCAAGGAGTTCGTTACTCGCTGGGAGAACGAGAACGGACCGTTTGGCATCGAGAAGGTGATCCAGGGAGCCCGGACCGAGTCCGTGCCCCTCGGCGAGATCAAGGACATGGCGGAGGATCGCAAGCTCCTCTTCGACCAGTCCATGATGACCTTCACGATGGGGAACGCCATCACCCTGGAGGACACCAACGGGAACCGCAAGCTCCTGAAGGCCCGACGGGAGAACAAGATCGACTCGGTTGCCGCCCTGATGGACGCCTGGGTCGCTTACAAACTCAACAAGGACATGTTCGACTAGGAGGTGAAGGACATAGGACTGCGAGATAGACTACAGCACGCCTACAACGCCTTCACTGGCAGGGACGTCGACCGATCAAACCTCGGTCCTTCCTACAGCGTACGGGCCGACCGGCTCGCGCTAGGATGGACGGCCGACAAGTCGATCATCTCGTCGCTGTTCAACATGATCGCCATCGACGTGTCCGCCACGCCGATCCGACATGTCGACACAGCTCAAAATGGAACGTTTGTTGGCGTTCGGCGGTCAGCCCTGAACGATTGCCTGATGCTGGAGCCCAACATCGATCAGAGCGGCCGAGCATTCATCCAAGATGCCGTGCTGTCCCTGTTCGACGAGGGTGTCATCGCAATCGTTCCGGTCGAGTCGGACCTGGACCCGAGGACCAACAACAGCTTCGACATCAAGCAACTGCGAGTTGGGCGGATCACGCAGTGGTTCCCCGAGCAGGTCGAGGTTGAGGTCTACAACCAGGCTCGCTCCACCAAGGAGCGGGTGATCCTGCCGAAGCGCACCGTCGCCATCATCGAGAATCCTCTCTATGAGGTGATGAACAAGCCGAACTCGACCCTCAAGCGACTGAGCCGCAAGCTCTCCATGCTGGACCTGGCCGACGAGAAGACGTACACCGGTAAGTTGGATATCATCATCCAGCTCCCCTACGTCGTCAAGACCGAGGCCATGCGCCAGCGGGCGGAGAACCGCATCCAGTCAATCGAGGACCAGCTCGGCAAGGGCGGACATGGGATCGCCTATACCGACGGCTCCGAGAAGATCACTCAGCTGAACCGCCCGGCGGAGAACAACCTGCTCGATCAGATCAAGTTCCTCACCGCCGAGCTCATGAGTCGACTGGGTATCTCGGAGGATGTCTTCAAGGGAACTGCGACGGAGATCGTCTGGACGCACTACTGGAACCGGGCTGTGGAGCCCGTACTATCGGCGCTCGCCGACGGGATGAGCAAGGCCTTCCTCACGAAGACCGCGCGAACCCAAGGCCAGGCTGTGCAGTACATCCGCGACCCGTTCAAGAACGTCCCGCCGAGCCAGATCGTCACGTCACTGGACACTATGCTCAGGGACCAGGTCATCACGCCGAACGAGGCACGCACGAGGATTGGTCTACCACCATCCCCGAACGAGCAGGCGGATCAGTTGCAGAACCCGAACATCAACCCTCAGATGGGTGATACCTCCCTGGACGGCGAGGGGGATATTCCGGCCTCTGGTCCGGATGTTCAGTCAGTGCTCAGCATGCCGATGAGCCAAGTCAGAGGAGAAGGATGAAGTTCGACTTCAGTGGCTGGGCCACTAAGAACGACCTGACCTGCTCCGACGGGCGCACTATCAAGCATAATGCGTTCAAGGAGAATGACGGCCAGCGCGTGCCGCTTGTATGGCAGCATGGGCACAACGCCGTCGACAACGTTCTCGGGCACGCACTGCTCGAGAATCGGGATGAGGGCGTTTACGCCTACTGCGCTTTCAACGACACTCCTGGCGCCGAGAACGCCAAGGAGCTCGTGAAGCACGGCGACGTCAAGGCTCTCTCGATCTACGCCAACCGCCTCGACCAGCGAGGGGCTGACGTTATTCACGGCAACATCGTCGAGGTTTCCATGGTCCTGTCCGGGGCCAACCCGGGCGCCTTGATCGACAACGTTGCTCTGGAGCACTCGGATGGTTCATGGACCGAGTCCGAGGACGAGGCCGTCATTTATTCCGGTCTCACGCTCTCGCACGATTCCGGAGAAACAACGGAGGACACAGAATCCATGGACGAAGACGAGGTTTACGACGAGGACGACCTCACGGTCGCCGATGTCCTCGAGACCCTCGACGATGACCAGCGTCTGGCTGTTGCGGCCCTTATCGAGGAGATCAGCGGTGACGTTGATGCCGAGGATGAGGACTTCGACGAGGACGAAGAGTTCGATGAGGACTATGACGAAGACTACGATGAGGACGCCGAGCACGGCGACTCCGGGGGTGATACTCTGATGCATTCCAACATCTTCGAGGGCGACGCTCGTAACCTTATGGGCCCGCGCCTCTCTCACGCCGATGAGGAGCAGATCTTCGCTGAGGCTCGTCAGCCCGGCATGACGCTCCGAACCGCTGTCCTGGCTCACGCCGCAGACTACGGTATCAAGAACCCGGAGCTGCTGTTCCCGGACGCCACCAACCTGGACCCGGAGCCCCAGCGCATCATGCGCGAGAATTCTTGGGTTTCCAAGGTTCTCCAGGGCGCCAAGCACTCACCCTTCTCCCGCGTCAAGACCCAGTGGTCCAACCTGACCGCTGACGACCTGCGGGCAAAGGGTTATGTCAAGGCCAGCCGCAAGAAGGACGTCGTCTACGAGGTCGCCAACCGGAAGACCGAGCCTACGACCGTTTACAACAAGACGAAGATCGACCGTGACGATGTTCTCGACATCACCACGTTCAACGTCGTCGCCTGGATGCAGCAGAACCTGCGGCTTGCCCTCGAGGAGGAGCTCGCTCGCGCCGTCCTGATCGGTGACGGTCGTGAGGTGTCCAACCCCGACAAGATTAAGGAGACCAACATCCGTCCGATCTGGAAGGATGACGAGCTGTTCTCCCACAAGGTCCTGATCGACAAGGACGCCAAGACTCCGGACATCATCGACGCCGTTCGCCGGTCCCGGAAGTTCTACAAGGGCTCCGGCATGCCGGTTCTGTTCACCACGAACGCCTTTGTGTGCGACATGCTCGAGATCAAGGACATCAACCAGCGCTACATCTACGAGACCAAGCAGGCCGTTGCTAACGCCCTGAACGTATCGGATGTCATCGAGGTTGAGGTCATGGAGGGTGCCAAGCGCGAGGTTGGCGGCAAGACCCAGAACCTGCTCGGAATCATCGTCAACATGCAGGACTACACCCTGGGTGCTGACAAGGGCGGCGAGACCTCCTTCTTTGAGCAGTTCGACATCGACTTCAACCAGCAGAAGTACCTGCTTGAGGCTCGTTGCTCGGGCTCGCTGACCAAGTACAAGTCCGCGATCGTCATCGAGAAGGCTACGGCCTGATCCGGTCAAAATGGCAAGATTCTTCGGAAGCATAGGTTACGGGCACGCCGTCGAGACAACGCCGGGAGTGTTCGAGGACAAGATCACGGAGAGGGAGTACTACGGGGACGTGAATCGTTCCCAGAAGCAGTACGACAGCGAGCCGAAGGTTCTCCAGAATCTCCGGCTCAACAACGAGATCTCCATCTTGGCCGACTCTTACGCCGAGGAGAACTTCTTCGCCATCAAGTATGTGAGGTGGATGGGGGCGCGCTGGGTCGTCACAAACGTGGAGGTCCGCCGCCCCCGTCTCATCCTCAACCTCGGAGAGGTGTACAATGGCCCAACGCCTTGAGTTCCATAACAAACTCGTCGAAGCGCTGGGCTCTAGGAACGTCTACTTCCAACCCCCGGAGTCCGTCCAGCTCACCTACCCGTGCATCGTGTACGAACGGAGTCGAGCCGACTCGAAGTTCGGGGACAACACCAACTGGATGTACACTCCGCGTTATTCGGTCACCCTCATCAGCAGGAATCCCGACGAACCGGTGCTAGATGTCCTGGCAGACATGCCTATGTCCACCTTCGAGAGGCACTTCGTCTCGCACAACCTTCATCACGACGTGTTCAACATCTACCAAGGAGTATAGATGGCAGTCCTCACATGGGACGAGACGGGCAAGAAGTTCTATGAGACTGGTGTGGACCGTGGGGTCCTCTTCCCCGTCAACCCCGCCACGGGCGCTTACAGCAAGGGCGTCGCCTGGTCGGGTCTCACCAACGTGACTGAGACCCCGTCTGGTGCAGAGCAGACCGACCTGTACGCGGACAACATCAAGTACCTTTCTCTGACCTCGGCGGAGACGTTCGAGGGCAAGATTGAGGCCTACACCTACCCGGACGAGTGGCTCCAGTGTGACGGCTCGGCAATTGTCGACAAGGTCGTCATCGGTCAGCAGGAGCGCTCCTCCTTCGGGCTGGCTTACCGCACCATTAAGGGCAACGATCAGCAGAAGAACAACTACGGCTACAAGCTGCACCTTCTGTACGGTTTGGCCGCCTCCCCCTCGGAGCGGTCCTACGGTACGATCAACGACTCCCCTGAGGCGATCACCTTCTCGTGGTCCTTCAAGGGCACCCCGGTGAACGTTACCGACCACAAGCCGACCTGTGTCGTTACCCTCGACTCCAGCGTCATCGGCAAGAACGGCATGACCGCCATCGAGAAGCTGATCTGGGGCGACGGCGCTAACGACGCCAAGCTCCCGACTCCTGACGAGGTCATCTCCGCCGTCAAGGCTGCTGGCTGACAACTCCCACGGACCCCGTGATGCGCTCCGGGGTCCGTGGTGACTCCAGGGAGGAACGAATGCTGACGATTCACGTCGTCGGGGATGAGCTCTATGACGAGGATCGTAACGAGTTCATCAATGGATTCGAGGGCGACCTCGAGCTCGAGCACAGTCTCGTCGCTCTGTCAAAATGGGAGTCCAAATGGCACATCCCGTACATCGGCAACGAGAAGCTCACCGAAGAGCAGGTCCTGGACTACATCAAGTGTATGACCCTGAATGACGTCGACCCCGTCGTCTACTCGCACTTGTCCATGGACAACGTGAAACGAATCCGAGAGTATATCGAAGACTCGATGACGGCAACCACATTCGTGGAAGCTGAGGGATCCAGCCCCAGCCGAAACACTATCACGTCAGAGCTGGTCTACTACTGGATGGTCGCTCTCCAGATTCCGTTCGAGTGCCAGCACTGGCACCTTCATAGACTTCTCACGCTCATCCGAGTGTGCAACGTCAAGAACCAACCCGACAAGAAGATGTCGACCGCCGCTACGCTTCGACAGAATCAGGCTCTGAACGCGGCGAGACGGGCCAAGTACAACTCGAGAGGTTAACATGCCTGGTGTAACTCCCCTTCTCCACGGCAAGGTTCGAGGAGAGTCTAGTCCGTTCAGTACCGTCTACATCTCCCCCACCAATGGAGTTACCGACGCCTCGATCACCCTGGGTGCGAATCCCGAGTTTGAGCTGGACGTCCCCTTCTACGAGGGATCCAAGGCCCTGGTTCGGGTCGTCCGCAAGGATGGTTCCTCGGAGCAGAAGATGATCGAGCTCAAGGAGTCCATGCCCGAGAAGGTTGTCTGGTTCAACTCCCGGGCCGCTTCCGGGTATGGGACGTTCGACACCGGCTGGCAAGAGATCGCAGCCGGTGAAGGAGCTGGCTCCTACCAGTATCGGGTTATGGCGGGAATGATCTACATCCGACTCAAGGGTGATGGATGGCAAGGAGCCACGTTTAACGGGGACCTCAACGTTGAACGCAAACTTGTCGATATACCGGCGGCATTCCAGGTGAAGACCCGAAGCTGCTTCCCGTTCCCCAAGGGAGACGGGTCCATCGACGGGTCCATGATCGAGGTTCGCCCTAATAACACAGTAGTCTTTTACATCAAGGCCGTGGGGCCCAGGATTGTCCCGATCGTCGCTGCTCCAATCGAGAATTCTAATGGCTGACAACGTATTCGCCCGCATTCGTCAAGATCTGATTCTCAACGACATCCCCGGCGATCCTTCGCTGTATCCTCGGGTGATATTCGGCTTCATTCCGGCTGAATGCGTAACGCACGACCTGCTAGCACACGCGTTTACCGAGTATGCTTTCGATAAGATGCCCGTATGGGAAGTAGAGTGTAGCGACCGAACTTTATTCAAGATCACGGTCGATTCTGCCGGATTCCACGAGGAGCGGGTCGTGGCCCTCGATCCAGGTCAGCACTATAGCCTGGCTGCGCTCATGGGCTGTACCCCTATCTCACTATCGGGGTTGAAGCAGATCTATAGGACTTACCACGAAGTAGCTTGTCGGAACTTTCCTAAGCGGCCTTATGCCTGAAAGGTCAAAATGACTGTATCTCAATACGCAGCATCATGCGCCAGGTACTACGCCGACGTCGCGGATGTCGGTTATTCGCAGCCCGATCGCTGGACCTTTTACGATCGGTCCGACTGGGACGGCTGGCTCATCAATCCGCCCGCCAATGCCGACTGCTCGGCTCTCGTCGCAGGCTGCTACAACCTCGCGGCTCACCACGAGTGGGGCGAGCCCTTCACTGCCGGCTACTTCCCCAGGTCAACCTGGACCGGGTCGCTGCGAGAGGAGTGTCTCCAGCGCAACTTCGCCGACATCTCGGATTCCTGGACTGGCAACGAGCCTGACGGCGGCTTTGAGATCGGCGACATCGTCTTGTCCGAGGCCGCTTCGGGAGGTCGAGGTCATGTCGCAATTGTGACTGGTCTCAACCCCACGATTCTGTCCGAGGCATGGATCGCTGAGGATGGTTCCGACGACGGTTGGATGGGCGACCAGACCGAGCAAGAGGTCCGCTCCAAGGAGTACAGCGAGCACCCGTACACCCAACAGGCGGCCTGGACCCACTGCCTTCGCCGGCGGGACAACCACGGTAGCTCAGCCCCCTCGCATGCCGAGTCGTCCGCCGGCACCTCCATTCAGCAGGCCGTTCTTCGTGCCGCCGACGCCACTGGGTGCCCCTGGTGGGCCGCCCTTGGTTGCCTTAAAGTGGAGACCGGTGAGGAGGGCGCCAACATCTACGGCCACGACGCCGGAGGTGCCTGCTCGGGCTGGGGCGAGGTCACGGAGCACAACTTCAAGAACTACTTCTGGCCCATCGTATCCGAGTGGGGTACCTCGAACGGAGTCGGTCCGCTTCAGATCACCTACAACGGGTATTTCATCAACGATCCTGACCGAGCCTGGTGGGATCCGCAGAAGTCGGCCGAGGTCGGCTGCTCCATCCTCAAGGGTCTCATCGATGCTGAGGGCGATTCCTACGAGGACCTCCGCCGAGTGGGGTCTCGCTACAATTCGGGGACCATGTATGGGTCCTATGAAGCGTACGGCGTGCCTTTCTCCGATGCATGCCGCTACTGGTACAACAAAGGCCGTCCGTCTCAGGGCACGAGCGACGGCGGAGAGGAACTCGAAGTGTCATACGCAACCGATCTGCTTTCTGAGATCAAGGACCGTCTCGTTGAGGTCTCCGACCAGACTGGTGCTGGCATCGCCGGTCGTCGTTTCGACGGCCCTATCGTCGGCTGGCTGAAGGATGTCTCCTACAAGGAGGACCAGATCCTGAAGGCTCTCAACGAGATCAACACGAAGCTCGACGAGAAGAAGTGAGGCCGCCGTGCCTTACTGTCACGTCAAGGGAGACGTTCCTCCGTTCGCCACGCTGACGGTCGATCCTGATGACGGACCCACCTATGTCGACACTGCCGGAGAGAACGGTAAGATCGACGGTATGGTGTGGTTCTTCCGAAGCACCAACGCTCGTCTCTTCCTGGATGACCAGGGGTGGAGTGCCACCAAGACGGTCACTCTGGCTGAGGACAGTGTAGTCGACGTTTCCATCAAGACTAATCGTCCAGCTGGCGGCGGAGGTGGCGGTAACGGGAATGTCCTGATCCTTGGTCGCGAGGAGCAGGTCCCCGCTGGTACTCCTCCGAACACGGTTATCGTACGAAAGGTCTGATCATGGCGTCTCCCATGAAGGGTATCGCGGTCTCCAAGAACCAGGACGAGAAACTCAGCGTTCCGTCGGCTGTTGGGGACTGGGCGCTGCTCGTAGTGGGCGGTCAACTCAACCATATGCGGGACTGCACACCCGCGGGTTGGACGGGAAAGTACGCCGGCGGCGAGGACATCCGGTCATGCACCGTGGCCGTCAAAATGGTTGCTGATCCTGCCGACACCATGGACGTGGGCTGGAAGTCTCCGGATCCGAAACATAACGGGCGGCACGTCGCGGTCCTCGCAGTGTTTGACGGCGCCAAGGTCAAGAGTCTGGTCCCTCGTGTACCCGGGGGTAGCGCCGACGGCTGGAAGGGAGGGCCATTTCCCCAGATCACAGGGTTCGTGCAGCATGACGTAAAAACCAACCCGGTGGCGACTTTTCCGCCCAACGTCGAGTCCCTGACTAATGGCGCCTGGGGCAAGTCTTCAACCGACCCCTGGTCGTCGATTGTCGTTGGTTATGCTCAGTCGGAGTACGTTCCGCCGAACGAAGTCGGTGTGCGTTCCCTCTTCTGCGTCGACGTCCAGCTTAAGGAACAGAACGACTCGCTTGATCCGACACTCGCCGACGGATCCGGGATTGAGGTCAACATCTGGGACGGGACTCGGGAGACCCCAACGCTCACGATGCGAGCGATTCCAGAGGGCGCCAAGACGATTAGGGAGCTCCTTGCGATTCCGCATTTCATCGTGGCGCATCGAGGCGGATCCCAGTCCTGGCCCGAGCACACGGAGCTCGCCTACACCCAGGCTGTCGACTACCATGCTCATGCTCTAGAGTTCTCGGCGGCCCGAAGTAAGGATGGTGTCTGGTTCGGATGCCACGATGAGAGTCCGAAGCGACTCGTTCCGGCTCTGACCGAGAAGTGCGACCAGTATACCTGGGCCGAGATCAAGGCAGCGGCGTCGAAGACCCGATACATGCCGGCGACGATCGATTGGTTGATCGAGACCTACTCCAAGAGCCACGTCATCATATTCGATCCGAAGTACCAGCTCCCCAAGTGGAAAGAAGTCTGCGACATGTTCAAGGGCATGGAGCAGAATATTATAATCAAGTCGTACTGGGACTCCAAGTGGGCATTCGACATGATTCGGGAGCGCGGATTCAAGACCTGGGGTTACGCGTACAACTCCGATATCGCCAAGGAAAAGTATCCAGACTTCCTCTCGGGGAAGAACTGCGATATTCTATCCATGGAGTTCGACGCGCCTCAGACCACATGGGACCCTTTGAAGGCCTCTGGTCTCCCAACGGTTGCGCATATTCCAGCTGATCTAAACCAGCTCAATACCGGATGGTCTCGAGGGGCTATGGGCGCTATCGTGTCCGGTATGGCGGCCTCCCTTGAGAGGGCCGCATGAGCCCGGCGTTCACGCTGGAGATGGATTCGAGGATGGACACGGGGAAGTGGCTCGAGAGACTCAAAGAGGGCCGCTTCTTCGATTTCCTCGACGACTGCGGACAGGCCGGGGTGGCTGCACTATCTGCCGCTACTCCGGTCAGGTCCGGTTATACGGCATCCAGCTGGTCCTACGAGATCAAGCGGAGCAGAAACCGAGTCTCGCTGGTCTGGAACAACTCCCACGTGGAGCAGGGTGTCCCGATCGCAGTCATATTGCAATACGGGCATGGCACCAGGACCGGTGGCTATGTCCAGGGCGTGGATTATATAAATCCGGCGCTCAGGCCTATATTCGACAGCATCGTCAAGCAGCTTGAAAGCGCGGTGAGAGGCTAGTGGCGTCAATCGAGGAGCGGGTAGTCGCTCTTAAGTTCAACAACGGCCAATTCATGAACGGGGTTCAGGACTCTCTTAACGGAGTCAAGAAGCTCGAGGAGGGATTGGCATTCCGAGGCGGTGTCGAGGGGATCAATCAGGTCTCAGCGGCCGCCAAGAACCTTAATTTCTCGGAGGCCCAGGCGGGTATTGCCGAGACTACGAGCAAATTCTCGGCTCTCCAGTCGATTGCCTTTGGCGCACTCGCCAGCATCGGTGGAAAGATCGCAGAAGTCGGCTCCTCGATGCTCTCGAGCTTCACGGTTCAGCCCCTTATCGACGGTATGAAGGAGTACGAGCTCCAGCTCAACTCCGTTCAGACCATTCTCGCCAACACTGCCCAGAAGGGCGAGACGATCCAGACCGTTAACGCGGCTCTGGACCAGCTGAACACTTACGCGGACCAGACCATCTATAACTTCGGTGAGATGACGTCCAATATCGGTAAGTTCACCGCTGCCGGTATCGGACTGGATGACTCAGTCGCATCGATTAAGGGTCTGGCGAACTGGGCGGCCGTCGCTGGTGCCAACTCCGAGTCCACCTCGAGGGCTATGTATCAGCTTTCGCAGGCCATGGCCGCGGGAACGGTGAAGCTTCAGGACTGGATGTCCCTGGAGAACGCCGGCATCGCAACCAAGCAGTTCCAGGACCAGCTGATCCAGACGGCCAAGGTCCACGGCAAGAGCGTCGACGAAATGATCGCCAAGAATGGGTCATTCAGGCTCTCCCTCCAGGAGGGATGGCTGACCCAGGAGATCATGATGGAGACCCTTAAGCAGATGGCCGGTGAGTACACCGACGAGCAGCTTCTCTCCATGGGATACACCGAGGAGCAGGTCGCTCAGATCCAGGAATTGGCCAAGACCGGTATGTCCGCGGCTCAGGACATCAAGACGTTCTCCCAGTTGATGGGCGTCATCGGTGAGGAGCTCGGTTCATCCTGGTCTCAGTCATTCCGAATCATCTTCGGCGACTTCGAGCAGGCCAAGGAACTGTGGACCAAGGTCGGTGCGTTCCTCACAGGGCCGAGTGGCGTCATCACCCAGATGGGTAACGCCAGGAACGCCCTCCTCCAAGGATGGGCTGACCTCGGCGGTAGGCAGAAGGTCCTCGAGGGCCTCGCCTCCCTGTTCCACGCCATGTGGGATCCGTTGCAGCGCATCGGTCAGGCGTTCTCGCAGGTCTTCAGCGGCCCGTCCGCCGAGGGTCTGTACGCAATGTCCGAGGCCTTCGCCAACTTCATGGCCAAGCTGGTCCCCAGTGAGGCTACGGTTGAGTCGATTGGCAACTACTTCGAGTCGTTCTTCCGAATCGTCAAAATAGGTGTACTAGTCCTCACTGACTTCGGCAAGATAATCGGATGGATTGCTGGCGGAGCGCTCAAGGGACTGGGAGCCATCATTTCCAACCTTCGTGGTCACACCGCGGGTTGGTCTTGGAGTCTCCTGGAGAGCGTCGAGGCCGTTCAGAGTTGGTATGAAAGCCTGAACGTCGCCGATAATGTCATCAAGGCCCTCATCTGGACGGGCCACGGTCTGAAGCGTATCTGGAACAACTTCTCCGAGGGGTTTCATGACGAGATCACGCCCAGTCTCAGGCGCCTCAAGGAGGCCTGGGATGGTCTGTGGGAGGCTCTGAAAACTGCCGGCTCCAGTATCAAGGAGTCCATCGTCGCGCCCTTCCGGGAGCTCAAGGAGAGCGCCCAGGAGGTCGGTGAGGCGCTTGGTATCACCAGTGACTCCACCGAGGAAGCCGGCGACACGGCCGAGGCGAACGAGTCCAAGTTCACCAAGCTCAAGAACAAGATTGTCGACCTATTCGAGTCTGCCTACAAGAAGTCATATTTCTGGGGGCAGCACCTGGCTGACCATCTTATTCCGGCGATCGACAAGCTCACCAGCTTCATCATCTGGCTGACCGAGTGCATCAACAAGCAGGCCATCGTCGTCAGCGACTGGTTGACTCCTAAGATGGAGCGACTGGCCGCACTCTACGATGAGGTATCCACCAAGTTCGGCGAGTGGGCCGAGGCCATGCAGAACGGGCCCGATATTGCTTGGCTGTCGTCGCTTGGCGGCATCCTTTCGTCTTTCGGGGCCGGTGTCTGGGGCATCCTCAAGAATCTGGCGACTCTGAACTTCGACTTCGACACCAAACCGTTCCATAAGGCGTTCAGTGATCTTAAGACCCTCATGGGCGAGTATGCCGAGTCTGTCAAGTACGGCTGGAGTACTACCAAGGACTTCATCGCCAACCTTGAGCTCAAGGATAAGGCTACGTCTGGGTGGCATAACTTCGTCAAGCTTATCAAGGGCATCGGCAAGGTTCTGTCCACAGTTGGCCACTACGCCGTCATCGCCGCCAAGGCTCTCATCGAGCCGTTCAAGGGCGCATTTGCTGAGCTCAAGAACATGGCCGACAACGGCGACTACGGGGGCATATTTGACGCCATCCTCAAGACTGGTGCGCTGGTCACATTCCTCGCTGTAGCCCGGAATGTTATCAACACCTTCAAGGAGTGGGGCAAAGCCGGATCCAACTTCGCTGGAATTCTCGGCAGTGTCAAGGACGTCATCGACGGGTTCAAGGAATCGATGGAGGCTACGACCGCCAAGGTCAAGGCCACCACAGTCCTTATTCTCGCCGGAGCCGTTCTCGTTCTGGCCGCTGCGCTCTGGGTCGTCGCCCAGATCCCGGCAGGCAAGATTGTGGCCGCTGGTGCAGCTCTATATTTCATGTTCAACATGCTGAAGAAGGCGGAGGACGAGCTGTCCAGCGCCGGTGAAGGCAAGGACACGAAGGGGCTCGCTAAGCGAATGCTGGCGCTGGTCGTATTGGCCGGAGTCGCACTCCTACTGGGCAAGGCGCTGAACAACATCGGCACCATGGACTGGGATGATATCCTCAAGGGAACCCTTGGGCTCTTTGCAGTCATAAAGATGCTGATGATGGTGGCCGATACGACTACCAAGAAGAACAAGGATATCCTGGCGTTCGCTCTCACGGCGATTCCGCTGGGCATCGGCGTTATGCTCCTTGCCTATGCGGTCAAGCCGCTTGGTGAGATGAGTCTGTCGGACTTGACACAGGGTGTTCTGGCACTTGGTCTTATCATGAAGATGATGACCATGATGTCCCAGATGGGTACGGTCAAGATCAAGAAGGCCTCGGCATTCGCATTCCTTGCGCTGGCATTTACCATGCGACAAATTGCGAAAGTCCTAACCGAGATCGGTGAGTTGTCTTGGGGGGACACGATCAAGGGCATCATCGCTATGGATATTTGCCTGGCGTCCTTGACATTCACTGTCGAAAGGCTCGGAAGTGACAAGCTCTCCGGCGGCAAGTCTCTTGTCGGGGCTCTAACGATCCTTGTCCTGGCGGCGACGCTTAAACTCATCGCCAGCGATATTGAGAGTTTCGCATCCATGCCATGGGGCGACTACCTCAAGGGTCTGGTCATGATGTCAGCGGCCCTGGCCGTTCTCGTTGGGATCAGCTCCATCGGTGGGGGGAGTCTCGCCGGTGCCGCGGGCCTCTTCGTGACTGTAGCAGCACTCGCTCTCCTGGCGCCTGTCATGAAGATGCTGGGGGAGATGGACTGGGCCACCGCAGGCAAGGGTATCGCTATCATGGCGCTGGGGCTGGCTGCTCTGGTAGCAGTCGGATATGTTGCCGAGTTCGCTGCAGTCGGTCTACTTGCACTGGGCGGCGCCATCCTGATGATCGGTATGGGTGTCGGTCTGGCAACCGAGGGTATCGCCAAGTTGGTTGATGCCATCGCGAACCTGTCGACCTCGGGCGCCGATGGTGTCCAGACATTCCTCGCGGCCGTCGACGGCTTCATTGAGAGAATGCCTGCGATGGGCACGGCGCTCGGCGAGGGCTTCATCAACTTCATGCAGGTCCTCATCGACAATTCGGGCACTATCGTCGAGTACCTCAAGCTTATCCTGACGTCTGGCGCTCAGGCTATGATTGAGTCTATCCCGACGTTCGTTCAGCTCATGACCACGATCCTCCTGGCGATCATCCAGGTCATATACGACAACGCCCAAGCTCTGATCGACTGCGCCATATTCTTGATCCTGACCTTGTCACAGGCCCTGATCGATAACATGCCGCAGCTGGTCCAGAGGGGCTCGGATGTTCTCATATCCTTCCTGGATGGTCTGAGTCAGAAGATCCCAGAGATCGGGACGAAGGCCACGGACTGTATCGTGGCGTTCATCACCAGTCTCGGTGACGAGATGCCACGGATCACCGATGCCGCGGCCAAGACCGTCATCAAGTTTATCAACGGACTTGCTGATGCGATCGAGAACAATTCCGAGGCTATGGCTCAGGCGGGTGTTCGACTCATCAGTGCCATCACTAGGGGTATTGGCACCGGCATCAGGACTCTCGTATCCACGGGCGTTGCGCAGATGAAGAACGCTGGTATTCAGCTGGTCAACGGTCTCAAGAATGCGATCACCGAAAAGCTCTCCTCCATCGCCAGTGCGGTCACGAGCATGGGTAGCACCGTTGTTTCGAAGGTCAAAGCGGCGTTCGGCATTCACTCTCCTTCGAGGGTAATGTACGAGATCGGCGATTTCCTGATGCAGGGTCTTGCTAACGGTATCACCGATAACACTGAGCAGGGTATCGCAGCGGCCACCACCATGGCCACTGACACCGTCGACGCGTTGTCCAAGGGCTTCGGTAACTCGAAGGATATTTGGAACAACGCATTCGGAGAGAACGCTGACCCGACGATCAAGCCGGTTCTGGACCTATCGCAGGTCGAGGAGCAGGCAGGGCGTCTCGATGAACTCCTCCCCAAGGAGGAGATCGCCGGCACTCTCACAACGACGGCGACTGCACAGCTTGCTGGACGAGTCGTCACTAGCACTCCTGTGAAGTCGAACGACACCGCCGCCAGCGAGACGTACAACCAGGGCACAAGCCTAGTGTTTAACCAGTACAACAACTCGCCGAAGGCGCTGTCCGAGGCGGAGATCTACCGCCAGACTCGTAACCAGATCGAGCAGGTGAAGGGAGCCATGTACGAGCTATGATTGAGTCAATCGAGTTTCTTACGTACCGACAGCAACGCGTCGTTCTTCCTCTGAGGGATCCTTGGGGGATCGGCGTGGCTGTCAAATCCATTGATGGTCTGTCGGCTACGAAGGCCTCGATCAACACGACTGAACTGGCTCTTACGGATGTGGCTATATTCAACGGCGCGAGGGCGGGAATGAGGAACCTCAAGATCAAACTCGCGCCGTTGCCCCTCCCGGATATCGAGACCAGCAGGCAGCGCATATACTCCTGGTTCCAGATCAAGCAGCTAATGACCGTGTATATCAACACGGACAAGCGCAGGGTCAAGACCGAGGGGTACGTCGAGGCGGTCGAGGCGGACATATTCTCGAAGGAACAGGAGATCAACATCTCCATCCTATGCCCGGACGCTTACTGGCATGACGCAGACACCTCCATCGACAAGAACCTCGAATGGTCCAGGGAGATCCCCTCTTTCGAGTTCGACTTCATGGACCAGCCGTCTCCGTCGCTGGAATTCAGCAAGGACCGCGGTTTATTGTCTGCCACGATCGACTATGAGGGTGACGTGGAGACCGGGTTCACCATGGTCTTCACTTTCCGTCCCGGAGCCAAGCTTCCAATCACGGTGACCGAGACGTTCTCCGGCGACCAGTTCAAACTCACCGGGGCATTTCTTGACAAGACATATTACAAGGTCGATCCCATCGTGGGCGGCGACATCGTCACGGTTAATTCCAGGACAGGGCGCAAGTCCATCATCCGGAATCGAGGCGGGCGAAAGGATAAGTTCATAGCGGCGCTGGATCGTAACTCGGACTGGCTCAAGCTGAGACCTGGTGTCAACGAGTTCCAGATCGCCATGAACGATCCGAATCTCACCGACGTGTATTTCTCAACCGACGTTCTCTTCCAGGGGGTGTGACATGTATCTCGCGGTTTTTGACGAGGCCATGGTTCTCCAGCATATCTGCGAGGACTACAAGTCCATCGTCTGGACTGAGAGGTTCCACGGCTTCGGCGATTTTAAACTAACGGTTCCTGGCACCCTGGAAAACCTGCAGATCTATCAACTCGACTACTACTTGTACACCAAGGGCACGAACAAGCTCATGATCATCGAGCAGGTCGAGCTTAATACAGAGTATAGCAAACAGTCGCTGCTGACGGTAAGTGGACGTAGTCTTGAGTCTATATTGGATCGGCGGGTCATGCATCCTTATCCGATTTGGGATGGGACTAGGCTGTGCATGCACGAGCGAACCAAAGGAAAAGTCAAAGACGTTATCAAGCACTACACCAACCTGCTGTTCAAGCAAAGAGACTCGCTGGACACGTCGCACGAGAGACACGTCACGGGATTCGGCTGGTACTCTGTCGATGAGCTGCCTTCAGGGATTCGAAAGGGACGCCCCGTTTCTTCGATGGATATCGGAGACATCAGAGCTAACGCTAACGGCACTGTCCGAAACATGTCGCGGAATCCCGATTACACTAATGTGGCCTATGATAGCGTTGATCCATATATTATGGAAGGTTCCTGGTACAAACTTGTTCAGGAGCTAACCGATTTGACTATGTCTGGATGGGCTATCGAGTATGACGGGGAAGATCCGTATTACTGGTACGGGTATACATATAACGGCGTGAACCGAACATTTAATCAAGGTGAACGCCCCCCGGTAGTGTTCTCTCCGAAGTATGACAACCTGTCCAAGGCAACCTACTTCAAGTCTAAGGTGTCTACGCGAACAAAGATATTCTCGGGCGCTGTGAAATTTACTGTACCCTTGGAGTTGCAGGTTACAAAAGAGTATCTCGATGACAACCGAGACTCCGCGATGCAAAACAACTCCGTTACCGTCGGCACCAAGGGACTTGGCCTGCGGGAAGGTTATTTCCAGAATCCGTCGATCGAACATACCAACGGATACACGATCTCGACGGGGGCCAAACAGTGGGGCTTGTCTTCGATCGATCCCGAGTCCATCTATCGTCAGATTGGCGAGCAGTGCAATACTGAGCTGTGGCGCCACATGCCCCTCGAGATGTTCTCGGGTGAGGCTGCCCAACAGTCCATGTATACTTACAACGAGGACTTCTTCCTGGGCGATTTCGTGCAGATCCAGAACGAGTTCGGGCAGCAGGACATCGCTCGTGTAACCGAGTATATTCGTACCTCCTCAGACTCGGAGGGTGACGTCTTCTACCCGACGTTCACGTCCTTGTCCGATATTCAGAAGTCGAAACCGGGGTTGAACATCACATGACAGAGAAATCAGGATTCTTCGTTTCCATCAATGGAGACCGAAAGTACTCCGCTGATGACTTCGGCCGCATGTTCGACGGAGTCATCTCAGACGGCATATTCCAGAACTGGGGTCGAGGCTACCAGGTTGCCAAAGGCTCTGGACGAGAGATCATCGTACAGTCTGGTCGCGCCTGGTTCAAGGGGCACTGGATTGAGAACGACGCGAACAAGGTCTACGCGCTCACCGAGGGCGCTACGGACGGCGATCGATACGACGCTATAGTCCTCAGAGTCGACAAGACACCCAGCGTTCGCTCCGCTGGTACCCGTGTTATTCAGGGAACTTCAGGGGGCGGTGTTCCACAACCTACCCAGACGAACGACACCTTCGAAGTCATCATCGCCTATATTCGGGTCCCCAGGGGAGCCAAGACGAACACGGACTTCGAAGTAACAGACTGCCGCGGTAGGGTTGGCGCTCAGTATGCTCAGTGGGCTCAGAGTGTCATGCAACCCAAGCAGATCGCTCTGAACAACAAGAACGACTTCCTCAACGCCTTCAACAACGACCCGAATCTCAAACGAGTCATTACTCGGGGCAACAACCTGGGCCGGATCATGACGCCCGCCCAGAAGGCTGCCATTCGAAACGGGACGTTCGACGGCTTGTGGCTGGGTGACTACTGGCAGTACAACGATAATTCCTGCAAGTGGATCATCGTCGACTTCGACCGGTGGCTGGATTACCCGAATGGGGAGAATCAGCACCGAATCACGGTCATGAGCGACCGTAACCTCGGGATCGACAATATTGGCGAGTCTGGATGGTGCGAATACGGCTGGAATGGTTCCAAGATGCGACGGGACTACTCCAACGGTATGGTGCGTTTCTCCACGCTTACCCAGGTCTTCGCCATGTCGGACTTCAGGACATTCCCTGTTATGGAGCCGCACGGTTACGAGAACACCGGGAATGCCTGGGAGCGCACGGAGAAGGACTGGACCTGGGAGTATCCGCAGCTCACCATTCCGTCCGAGTTCGAGATGTTCGGCTCATATCTTGTGCACAACCGCATCAACGGCGACACTCACACTATCGGCCCGATCTCTCGTCAGTTCTCGTATTTCCGTGTTGGCAACCCGATTCCGACCCCGGGCGAGTCCTTCTGGCTCCGGGATCAGATATCTAAGGACTACTTCGGCCTGTACTACGGCGATCAGCGTCGAGTCACTTGGGCCCAGTGGACCGAGAAGTACGGGGTGCGCCCAATCGTTTCTATCGGAGGCTAAATGTCTCATACTGTGGAGCTGGTGATCACCATATTCGGCTCCGTTCTCACCAGTACTGGTCTCTGGGCGTATCTCCAGAAACGTGCGGAAAGGCATGACGCCAAGACTCAGCTTATGCTGGGTCTAGCGCACAACCAGATCGTGGCTATGGGAACCGCATATCTGTCCCGTGGTTACATCACCATCGATGAGTTTGAGGACTTGCAGAAGTATCTGTATCAACCCTATCACACTTTCGGCGGAAACGGGACTGCCGAAAAGGTAATGGATGCCGTGAACCGGCTTCCGATCCATTTTCCTGACACCCGAAGAAAGGACAAGCGCTATGTCGCTGTCGAATCAGACCTACAACACACTGAAGTGGATTGCTCAGATCCTGCTTCCTGCCCTCGCCACCCTGTATCTCGCCCTGGCGGGTTTGTGGGGTTTCCCTCACACTGAGGCGGTTGTGGGTACCATCACCGCTCTCGACACTTTCCTGGGCGCTCTGCTCGGTCTCGCGGCCAAGAACTACGAGCCCGAGGTTGACGGCGTGCTTCATGTGGACCACAAGAACCAGGAGGTCTACGCCGCTCTGGAGACCCCTGCTCAGGACATGACCAAGAAGGACACGGCCACTCTGAAGGTCTCCGAGGTCTGACGATCCGCGGGATCGACATGGTCTATAATGATACCCCTCATTTGAAAGGAATACCATGTCCGACAACAAGCCGAACACCAAGAAGGCCCTCGAAGAGGCTTACGCTTTCATCGACGGCATGGATCCCGACAGTGAAGCCTATCGCGAAGCTCTCCGCAGCATCAAGGAGCTTGAGCAGATTCAAGACGCAAAACACCGTCGTTTCTGCCCCAGCCCCGATGCTGTGGTGGGCGCCGCCGGCTCCATCCTCGGAATCCTCGCCATCGTGAAGGCTGAGCAGATCTTCCCCGTCGCCTCCAAGGCACTCGGATTCGTCGCCAAGATCCGCATCTGAGACACGAAAGCCTAGGACCCCACAAGGGTTCTAGGTTTTTCGCAAACGTTCTGATTTTCGAAATCCAAAAATTCCCGGGTGGGAAAATTGGAACGCGGATTTTGCAAGGTATATAACGAGACCCCTCACGAAAGGAATGCATCATGTCAAACCTCTTCATCGCATTCGGTTTCATCTCCTTCGTCATGTTTATCTACACCGTCTACTCCCAGGCGCAGCAGATCAAGGAGCTCAAGAAGACCGTCCGCCACCAGCGGCATCTCCTTAAGGCTACCTCGACTCCGTCCCCCCAGGAGATCGACAATGTAGAGAAGTATCTCGAAGAAGATTGGGCCGAGATCGAGAAGATCTTCCGACAGAACTCTACCAAGAAGTGACTCTCACGCCTAGAACCTTCACGGGTTCTAGGTTTTCGCAGAATCAGCAGGGCATATAATGAGACCTATAGACCGAAAGGACCGATCATGCTGATCTCCCGCCTTGTCGAGAACCTTGTCAAGTCTGTCATCTACTGCGTTGGCATTTACGCCATCGTCAAGTGGGTGCTTTCTCGTTACAAGATCTCGAAGCAGGATTTCACCACCCCTACCCACATCGATCACAATCTCTGACACACTCCTAGAACCCAACTCGGGTTCTAGGTTTCTCGATAGAAAGGAACGCGCATGGACCACGACGACATCCGGCTGGAATTCTCTGATCCGGATCCCATCACCAATACACAGAAGGTCACTCTCACGGTTCCAGCCGACGTAGCCCCCGAAGTTGCCAAGCAGATGCTCATCAATGCTATCCAGAGTAGCGTGAGCGATTCTGTAAAGACGATGTATCGTGACTACATTCGGGAGCGCGAGGCCAATCTGGAAGATAACGAGTGGTATAAAGCACTCATCAATATTGGAGAGGAGAGCAAATGAACCTCGCATTCGTCAAAGTCGCCCAAGACTTCGTCGTACGGAATTCGCACCATATCCTCACCGGACTAGCGCTGCTGGGCCTCGGGGCGTCGGTCGCTCTGAGCGTCCATGCGGACCGTCAGATGCAGGAGTGGGATATTGACGACTTCAAGCGCCTCACCAAGGAGCAGCGAATCAAGATCTATGCAAAGATCTACGCTCCTCCGGCCATCGCCATATTGGCCACCGGCGCTTGCGTCATCGGCGCTCACAGCATCTCGGTCAAGCGTGAGTCGTCCCTGCTCCTTGCCTACGAGGGTACGCGCCAGGTTTACGACCGTTATCGCGCATCCGTTCAGGATCGCCTTGGCCCTGAGGAGAAGACGATCTCCCAGAATGCCGCGTCCAAGATGGATCCATATCCTCGTGACGCAGCTGTGGTTTGTGGTGAGGGCGACGTCCTGTTCTACGACGCCTACAGCGGTCGGTATTTCAAGTCTACCGTCAACAAGATCGACCGTGTCGTCAACGAACTCAATTACACCCTTCTCAGAGAGATGTGCGTCAGCCTCAACGAGTTCTACGCCGGTATCGGCCTTGAAGGCATTTCCTTGGGTGATCAGCTCGGGTGGAATGAGCAGAGGCAGATCGAGGTACACTACGGCGCCCAGGTCTCGGATGACGGAAAGGCCGTCGTGGTCGTTGATTTCGTCGTCGAGCCCACGGAGAAGTGGTTCAAGCTTTCGTGAAAGGAGCACCGCCTATAACGAGACCCATCTAGAAAGGAATGACCATGAGTTTCAAAGAGACCACCGGATACAAAGTTGTTTCCCTTGTTGCCTCGACATCCGCCAGCATCACCGCCGGTGCCGTTGTCGGCGCTCTCTGCCCTCCAGCCGGAGTGGTATTGACCGCCATCTATGGCGTCGGAAGTAGTGTCCTTGGTACATATGTCGGGGACAAGGCCGGACGACAGTACGCCGAGACCCTTGCCGAGACCATCGACTCCATGAAGAAATCTCATACCAACTAGACCCCTATGCCCTCTAACAAAGGGCATAGGCTTTCGCAAATCCTGCACACACTATAATGAGACCCATCAACTCGAAAGGAACTCTCATGTCCGAGAACACCGCTCCCACCGTTATCGAGCACTCCGAGACCGTTGAAGACGAGACCCCCATCATCGCCGTCAACTGGACCAAGCTCGGTGCCGTCGCCAAGAAGAGTGCGCGTTACGTGCTGCCCGCCGCAGCCGGTTTCGCCGCGCTCGTCCTGGTGAAGGCCCTTGCTAACTCCAGCGACAGTGATGACGAGGCTCCCGCCGCCATCGAATCGGACGCCGACGTCGTGGACGCTGAGCTCGTCGAAGAGACCGACGACTGATCCTACTCACCCCTAGAACCCAACTCGGGTTCTAGGTTTCTCATTTTCAGAAAGGAACGAACGATGGAGCTTCAGGCGGCCGTGGTGGTTACCCTCACCGAGAACGGCAAAACAGTCAAGCGCGTCATCCAGAAGAGCGACAAGTTCGACGAGAAGACCTCGTGGGACCATATTGTCAAGCAGACCAAGTCGCTCGCAGCCACTACTCTCAACTCGATGGACTGAAAGGTATATCCATGATCAAGATGAACGTCAGCGCCGAGACCTTCGACGGCGACATGGTCACCGAGACCCTCTGGTTCCACATGAACAAGGTGGACCTGATCGATCTCCAGCAGTCGGAGCCGGGCGGGTTCACTGACACGCTTCAGGCGTTCATGTCTCGCAAGCCTGAGGACTGGACCACGAAGGACAAGTTCAAGCTGTTCGACTACTTCCGCACCATCGTCGACAAGGCCTACGGCGAGCGGTCGTCAGACGGTAAGCGATTCCAGAAGTCGCCGGAGATCCTCGCCCGCTTCAAGGACAGCATCTTCTACGACGAGTTCGTCCTGAGCCTGCTGGAGGACGAGAAGAAGAGCATCAAGTTCTTCAACGGCGTCATGCCCAAGGCGCTCCTCGACCAGGCCAAGAAGGAGCGGCCGGACGTATTCAACCAGATCAAGTCCTGAGAAACCCGAGCGGGGCCCTGGGGAGACCTGGGGCCCCGCATATCAGAAGGAGCGAACATGACCGATAACGTGCCCGTGCGGGGCGATTTCCCATCCAACGCACGGAAGACCAAGCCCGCCGTGGAAAGGGTCGTCAAGACTCCGGCGCGTATTGACAAGGGCAGTCTCGGCAAGCAGGCGCTTCAGGCGTTCTTCGCCGAGGACATCAAGGAGGTGGCCAACTACCTTCTCTGGGATATTGCCCTGCCAAGCGTCAAGAACGCCGTTAGCGATATCTTCACATCCGGGATCGACCGTCTGCTCTTCGGAGGCGACGGCGGTCCTCAGCGCTCTCGCAGCAACAAGACCTACACTTCGTATTCCAATCGGACTTACGGACGTCGTGAGACTCCAACCGAGCGGACGTACACCCAGAGGGATCGTCGGGAACACAATCTCGAGTCCATCATATTCGCAACTCGCAGCGAGGCCGAGGATGTCCTGAATCACTTGATCAGCATCTGCGACCAGTACGACGTGGCGACCGTGGGAGACCTGTACGGCATGGCCGGCATTTCCCAGTCGTACACCGACGAGAACTGGGGATGGCGGGATCTCCGAAGCGGACGCGCTGTCCGTTCCCGCAATGGATACATTCTCGATCTACCGAAACCAGAGGACGTCCGATGAACGACGACGAAGAGATGACAGTTGTCTACGGGCTTACATCCATATTCCTATCCATCTTTATCTTTCTCCTCATCCTCGCCGGTCTAGGATCCCTGCCGGTCTGGGTCATATTCGCAGGCCTGATAGTCATCAACGCCATTCTCATCGCAGGGATCGTGAACGACATAAGGAACAACAAATGAGCGTCGAGCAGATGCGCGCTAAGTTGCGCCAAGCATACGGAGGATCGGCGGCGTGGGTCGCCAAGGTTGACCGCATGAGTGACGGTCAGGTAATCGCAGTCTACAAGAGTCTTAACGAGAGGAAGTACTTCGCATCATGAGTCTTACTGTTATTTCGCGCCTCGCCGGTAAGGGCGCTCTCATCGTCTCCAAGCACGCTCCCGCCATCTTGACGGGGCTGGGGATCGCCGGCTTCACCGCAACCGCAGTCCTCGCGGCCAAGCAGACGCTCAGCGTCGGTGAGGTCACCTGGGAGGACCTGAACGAGCTGTCGACAGTCAAGGCGGCTGAGGACGAGGAGAAGTTCGAGAAGCGGGATATTCAGATCGCCAAGGCTCGTGCCTGGGGCAACCTGACGAAGCACCTTGTCAAGCACTACGCCCTGCCGCTGAGCTTGGGCACGGCCTCCGCCATTTCTCTGATCCTGGCGCACCGCATTTCCGCACACCGGATTGCTGGTCTGTCCATGGCCTACGCTGGTCTCGAGGAGTCCTTCCGCAACTACAAGGACCGTATCGAGGAGGGCTTCGGCAAGGAGGAGACTGAGCGCATTCTCGCCGAGGCGGACGCCAACGCCCTTGACAAGGCGAAGATGGACTACTACAACGAGACGGGGCGCGAGTTCCAGCTCAAGCCCGAGGAGTTCATGCGCGAGCTCGGAGTCTCGCCATACGCTGTCGTGTTCGACCAGAACGCGAAAGCCTGGGAGGGGAACGAGGACTACAGCCTCATGATCCTCCACGCTCAGGAGAACTACGCCAACGACATCCTGCGGACTCGTGGATATCTGCTCCTGAACGATGTGTACAAGGGCCTTGGCCTTCCTCCGACCTCTGCCGGTTCTGTGGTCGGCTGGGTCTACGACAACGAGGACGGCGACGGTATCGTCGAGTTCGGCAACTTCGAGGTATTCAACTACCGTGACTACGACCCGGTCCTCGGACGTGAGGTCACCAAGTTCGTCCTCGACTTCAACGTCGACGGCGTTATTTACGACCAGATCGACAGGGTGGCAATTCGATGAAGGTAGCATTTCTGATCCTCATCGGTTTCGCCATCGGTCGAGCAACTAAACGAAAGGGACGCAAGTGAAACTACTACCGGCGCTCGTCGTCGGTCTCACGGCAGGATTTCTTGCCGTGCAGGACCTGAAGAGCGAGAAGAAGGAGCCTGTAGAGAAGGCTGTAGAAACTTCGACTGAGCCTGCAGAGGCCCAGACAAAGCCCACGGAGGAAGAGATGGACGAGTACGAGGAGATCGTCAACGACGAGTATCTCAATATCACCATGGAGGACGACCTCTCCGAGATTATGGGAGAGGATTTCGAGGAAGAGGACGAAGATGAGGAGATCGCGGAGGGCGAGTCCATCCATGAAATCACGGAGGACGAGTACAACATTGGTATCTTCAACTTCGACCAGGTCGACCTGATGTATTTCACGGAGGACCGCGTCCTCTGCGACGGCGACATGGTCACGATCGACAACGTGGGCGAGTGGCTCGGTAACGTCGACCTCGAGACGCAGTCGGACGAGATCACCGTCAAGTGGATCCGTAACTTCAATCTCCCCTATGATATTCGCCTCGAGATCATTGAGGACTCGTACTCGGGATCCCGCTGATGGAAGACGAATACTTCGACTTCCTAGTCTCATTCTTGGGGGAGGACGAAAACCAGCTGCCGAGCATGTTTGACAGCTACTTCCTCCTGATGAAGCTCTACCGTACCGAGTTCCGCTACTCCGCCATGATGGACCGCAATAGGGACATGGACGGCCGTGAGTGGCGGAACCGCTACGGCGGCGAGCTCTCACCAGCATTTCTCAAACGCCCGGCTAACGTTCTCGAGGTTCTTCTCGGGCTGGCCGATCGTATGGCGTTTGAACTGGATGATGACGAGGGCCCCGCTCCCTATTTCTGGGAGATGATCAACAACCTCGGAATCAATTTCATGGACTGCGACGTCATGCTGGACGATAAACTCGATCGAAAGGTCGAGAAGGCTATCAACCGATGGATGAGTCGTCAGTACGATTCCCACGGACGCGGAGGCATATTCCCTCTCAAGTCCGTTCCCGAGTTCTACGAGTCGGGGGAGTTCCCGAACCAGAACCGCCTTGAGCTCTGGTATCAAATGCAACTCTACCTCGCGGAGAACTACGACATATAAGGAGTCAAATGGATTTCTACGAGATCAAGGAGCGAGCCCTGAAGTCGGGCACCACCGAGGTACGGCCGGCCTGGCGTGTGCACCGATTCAAGGATCTCATGGTTCGTGGGAAGTCCTTCTACGCCGTGTATAACCCCGAGACGCATTTCTGGAGTACTGATGAGTACGACCTGACGTGTATCGTGGACGCCGACGTCACCCGTCGATTCCAAGAGGCCTCGAAGAGAGTCGACGGGTCCGTCTGGCCACGGTATCTGGGGGACTACGACTCCAAGACATATGCCGATTACAAGGCGTGGATGTCTAAACTTCCCGACGTCCATCAGCCCCTTGACAGCAAGATACTGTTCGCTAATCAGACTCCTAGAAGGGAGGACTACGCAACCAGAACGCTCTCATATTCTCTGAGTGACGATCCATGCCCTGCCTACGAAGAGCTCATAAGCACCCTCTATGATCCGGACGAGAGGGAGAAACTCGAGTGGGCCATCGGATCCGTATTCACGGGGGACTCTACCTGGATCCAGAAGTTCTTCGTGCTCTACGGATCCGCTGGATCGGGCAAGTCGACCGTCTTGAATCTCATCTCGAGACTACTGGATGGTCATATCGCGCAGTTCGATGCGGCAGCCCTTGGGCGCCCCAGCGACCAATTCGCCCTCGAGCCGTTCAAGTCGAACCCTCGAGTAGCCATTCAGCACGACGGCAACCTCGCCCGAATCAAGGACAACAGTCGCCTGAACAGTCTCGTATCTCATGAACCGATGGTCATGAATGAGAAGGGGAAATCCCTCTACACGTTCAAGCCCGAAGCGATGCTGTTCGTGGGCACCAACTTGCCGGTCCGTATCACCGACTCGAAGAGCGGACTGACGAGGCGTCTTATCGACGTGGAGCCCTCGGGTCGCAAGCTCGATATTCGTCGGTACAAAGAGATCATGTCTCAACTCGAGGACGAACGGGGTTCTATCGTAAAGCGCTGCGTGGAACTCTATAAGTCCAAGGGCTCGTCATATTACGACGACTACAAGCCCATCGGCATGATGAGCAAAACCAACCCCATCTTCAACTTCCTCGATTTCTACCAGGACGAGTTGGACGATGAGGATGGTGTCTCTCTCAAACGCATCTACGAGATGTACAAGGAGTACTCCCAGACATATTCGGACGGAGCTATGTACCCTATGTACAAGTTCAAGGACGAGATCCGGGACTACTTCGAGGAGTTCCACGATCGCGTCATGATCGATGGAACCAGCCGGCGCAAGGTGTACAAGGGGCTATTGAAATCCAAATTTTCCCAGGGGGAGAAGACGGAAAGCCCGATTTCAGACTGGACTGAGATGAAGGAGCAACCGTCATATCTCGACGAGCTCTACAAGGACCGTCTGGCACAATACACCAATGAAAACGGCCTCCCAGCGAAACGTTGGGACGACGTCACGACGACACTGAAGGACTTGGACACTAGAAAGGAGCATTATGTCCTCGTACCCGAGCAAGACGTCGTCATCGACATCGACCTCGACAAGGACAGAGACAAGTGTCTGGAAGAGGCTCGGCGGTGGGTTCCCTCCTATGCTGAACTCAGCCGATCGGGGGGTGGAATCCACATCCACTATCGATATTCGGGGGATCCTTCCGTACTTTCACGGCTGGTGCGGCCCGGAGTCGAGTGCAAGGTCTACTCAGGCAAATCCGCCCTCCGTCGACGTCTCACCGAGTGCACCGCCCACCAGGGCCTTACCACGGTTGAGGACGGATATCTTCCCGTCAAGGAGAAACCATTGATCCGACAGGAGGTCATGCAGAACGAGAAGTCCATCCGGAAACTCATAGAGCGGAACCTGAGGAAGGAGTTCCACCCCGGGACGAAGCCCAGCATCGATTTCATCATGAAGGTGCTGACGGACGCCAAAGAGTCTGGGATGGATTACGACGTGTCGGACATGAGGCAGAAGGTCCTCACATTCGCCATGAAGTCCACCCATCAGGCCGACTACTGCATCAAGCTGGTGCAGGAGATGCCGTTCGCCTCGGAGAGCGACCACGAGGAGACCTATGAGGAGCCGGACGACGATACCCCGATTATTTATGACGTCGAGGTATTCCCGAACCTGTTCCTTGTGAACTGGAAGGTCCGTGGCGCCAACAAGATCCAGAGGATGATCAATCCGACTCCGAACGAGATCTCCGATCTTATCGAGAAAAAGCTCGTCGGGTTCAACAACCGTCGGTACGACAACCATATCCTCTACGGTCGTATCCTGGGTTACTCGAACATCCAGCTCTATCACCTCTCTCGTAAGATCATCAACAACCTCATCAAGGAGGGATTCCGAGAGGCCTACAACCTGTCCTATACCGATATCTACGACTTCGCCGCCAAGAAGCAGTCCCTCAAGAAGTGGGAGATCGAGCTGGGTATCCACCACAAGGAGCTCGGTCTTCCCTGGGACGAACCGGTGCCGGAGGAGATGTGGGAAGAGGTCGCCGCATATTGCGACAACGACGTCATCGCCACAGAGAAGGTATGGGACCATCTGGAGGCGGACTGGGAGGCCCGTCAGATCCTTGCTGAGATCGCGGGTCTCCCTGTCAACTCCAGCACCAACAAGCTGACCACTCAGATCATATTCCAGGGTCAGCGAGACACTCAGAAGTACTTGCAGTACACAGACCTGTCGGAGATGTTCCCCGGCTACAAGTACGAGTACGGCAAGTCGACATATCGTGGCGAGGAGGTCGGCGAGGGCGGATACGTCTCCTCCGAGCCTGGATACCACGAGAACGTGGCCTTGTTGGATATTGCGTCGATGCACCCAACGTCGATCGAGAATCTCCAGCTGTTCGGACCCTACACCAAGAGGTACAGCGAGCTCAAGAAGGCTCGTATCTTGATCAAGCACAAGGAACTCGACGAGGCTCGAAAGATCCTGAATGGGGCGCTGGCTCCATATCTGGACGACGACTCTAACCTCGACGCTCTGGCCTATGCGCTGAAGATCGCACTGAATTCGACGTACGGACTCACCGCCGCTAAATTCGACAACCCACTCCGAGACCCTCGGAACGTGGACAACATCGTCGCCAAGCGCGGCGCTTTGTTCATGGTCGACCTGAAGCATTTCGTTCAGGAGAAAGGATACACCGTTGCGCACATCAAGACCGACTCGATCAAAATCCCGAACGCCGACGATCGCATCATTTCGGAGGTCTTCGAGTTCGGCAAGAAGTACGGCTACACATTCGAGCACGAAGCGACCTACGATCGTATGCTGCTCGTCAACGACGCCGTCTATATCGCACATGACAAAGAAGGTTGGCACGCAACTGGCAAGCAGTTCCAAGAACCGGTTGTCTACAAGACTCTCTTCACCGGAGATCCTCTGGCTCTCGAAGATGTCGCCCAGACACGATCGGTTACTACACGAATGCTGCTTGAATTCGGCGAGAATGACCGAAAGTTCGTCGGCCGCGTCGGGCGCTTCATTCCTGTTAACCCAGACACTCCCGGGGCCGGTCGACTTGTACGAGAGAATCACCGAGTGGACAGCGAGGGTAATGAGATTATTTCGTACGGCGATGTCGGCGGTTGCAAGGGGTATCTCTGGCTTGATTACGAAGACGCCGGAGACGACTGGCGAGCTAAGCTGGACAGTCGATACGGAAGGGAACTCGTGGACGCTGCCCGAGGGCAAATTCAGAAGTATACGGACGTCGATACCTTCCTAGCAGCATGAATCGCGAGACGGGCAGGGCATATAATGAGACCCCCACCAGAAAGGTACTACCGTGTCCTGCCCCTCCCTCGCCCGCCAGTACGTCCTCACCAACCTCGCTGAGATGGGTGTTGGCTTCGCCATAGCTACGTTCGCCTACTACGCGACACGTGACTACTGCGACCAGCACCACCTCTCGGCGACGAAAGAGGACATGCTCGCCATGGCCAAGAACATCTGCGACACATTCAAGACCAACTGAAACAACCTCACACTTAGAACCCAACCCGGGTTCTAGGTTTCTCGATAGAAAGGAACGAACCAATGCTCTCTTCTGTTTACGACGGCGGCCAGACCGCTAATGATATCCTTGTCGGCTACACCAGCTACCTTCGGGACGAGGTGGCGAACCTGAAGGACGACGAGATCAAGGAGCTCATCGATAAGCTCGAGTGCTGTGATCGCAGCAGCTATGGCCACTACCGTCGCCAGACAGTCCAGAACCTCCTCGATATCTGCCGTACCGAGCTGGACGACCGGGACCTCGTGCGCTGCCTTGTAGAGGCGGGTCTTATTGTCGGAATCAACTCCATTGAGGGGGTCTCTGATGAGTGACAATTCCAACGAGCTCACAGAGCTTGCGACAGTCCGCCTCATTCATGGCAGCCAAGTAGCCATTGAGTCATTTCTGTCGTCGCTTCCGTCGATGATCGAGAAGACCACGGACAGTGAGCTCTGGTCGTTCATCTGCAAGGTCGACCTCCTTCAAGAAGAGCTCGGTGACCTACTGAATCCCTCGCAGGAGGATTGGGTCAAGAGGCTCTACGATATTCTCATAGAAGAGTGGGACGCCCGGTGGCTCCTCATGCGCCTCCACGACCACGGCATCATCCGCCTAGAGGGGAGGCCATGAACTACGATCTTTACTCGCCTCCTTATTCCGTCGACCAGGTTCTATCCCAAGACTACTACCCCATAGAAAGGAACACGACATGGCCGTCAACACTTACACTATCAAGAACGCCCGGCTCCTCTTCCGCAACTTCGCTGGCGAGAAGGACCGCTTCGGGAACACGGCTCGCACCTTCTGCGTCATCCTCCCTGATGATGCCGTCGACGACTTCCGGACCGAAGGGTTCAACATCAAGACCCTGAAGCCTCGGGACGACACGGAGGAGCCACTCCCCTATATCAAGGTGAAGGTCAACTTCGGAGGCCGTCCGCCCAAGATCGTCTCAATCATCGGACGTACTCGTACGCTCCTGAACGAGCAGACAGTCGGCGCCCTCGATTTCGCAGACCTAGAGCGGGCCGATATTGCCCTCCGCCCCTACCACGGACGTACTCAAGCTGGAGTGGAGTTCTGCTCGGCATATCTTGACAAGGGCTTCTTCACTATCGTGGAGGACGAACTTGAGGCTATGTACGCCGAGGACGCCGACACCGAGGAGGTTCCGTTCTGATGCCGCTCGAAGTCAAGCTCTTCAACCCTCGCCGCAGCGTCTGCGAGGCAGTCAAGATCACGGATGACAATCTCCGTCTGGTCCGCAACTGGGCCGCCAGCGACGAGGAGATCAAGGCCCACCTTCATACCGGAGCCGTCGGCAAGTGGATCATCCGCCGTAGCGACAACAAGTTCGACCTCATGACTGAGGGACAGCTCTGGGGCCTCTACGAGCCAATCCTGCACTGACATCCATATTCACGGGGGCCCTGGGGAAACCTGGGGCCCCCATACCCCACTAGAAGGAACGAACGCATGCTTAAGAAGCTTTATTTTCACACTCATGAGGGCCGTAGCTACGACTTCGACATCGTCGCCACCGCCAAAGTCGACAAGCCCGGGTTCACCGAGTGGATCGTACAGGTCGATACCAATAACGAACTTGGTGTCCATGAGGTCCAGGCCAGTACCGATGACTGCACATTCGACATCGTCGGAGACGACTCTCTGATTATCTGGGAACTCCCTCCCGTTGAGGAGGAACCAGATAAGTGGACCATCAATGTTGAGTCCAACGCAGATTACATAGAGAACTGGAGCGTCAGAGGAAAGATACGTTGGACAGAAGACGGTAGCCTCGAGATTTTGAAAGATGATGGTCACCGGGTTCGTCTCTCGGGATACATCCGCAAGTTTAAGGTCGACGACGAAAAACAAGTCATCACTGTTCGTTACAAGAACTGATCCTCATTTTTTCTGTATTGTACTTGTGTAGGAGGCACAGATGCGACTAGTTCTGAGGATGCATGGGGGTCCCGTCTACAGGCGTCGAATCAAGGGATTCGGTTTCATGGGTGACTTCGGGGACGAGTACCCCTATGTCGCAATGATGATCACGGAACTCGATGGCAGTCGCTCATATTATCACCTCAGCAGATTCAAACTCGATATGTTGATGGATCAAACCGTATACATCCTAGAGAAGCCGACGGACGAGAATGCCGAGGAGGACTTGTGATGAAACTTATTCTGAAGACCCTCGATGGTCGAGTTGCTCAGCGAAAGATCAAGGATTTATGTTGTAATGGGGACATTGGAGACGAGGATCCCCGGGCTGCTCTGGTCATCGTCGAGCTGGACGACACCCTCACATATCTCCCAATCGACCAATTTATCTGCGAGGAGTGGACTGAGGATACCGTAGTTGTCAAGGAGGACTGGGCATGACCGCATATACTGTGGAGCGACACGGCGAACATTGGATCGCCCGGCACAGGGAGGGGCTCCTTGGAGTGGCCGACGACATGATTTCTGCATACCGTCTCGTGGAGGAGGCTGCTGATGAAAACCGCTGAACCGATGCCTGACCCGAACATCTACGATATCCGAGAGGATGGAACTGTCTACGGGAAGCGCTCAGGCAAGCTTATACCCATCCGGACGTCCCGGTACGGTCTTCCGCAGATCCGTTTTTACAAAGGACATCGCTACCGGGTTCAGCTCCTCAGCAAGATCATCTGGACCCATTTCCACGGCGAGATCCCATTCATGCATGAGGTTCGGTACGTAGATGGCGACCCATGGAACTGCTCCTTGGAGAACCTATATCTGAAGGACTTGAGCGAGGAGTTCACACCTCTGGATCGCTGGCCGGGCTTTGCTATCAGCAAGGGCGGCGAATTGATCAACATGACTACCCTGCATCGGATTAAGCCCATGATGCCTCCGAGCAGGACCAACCTCATGTTCTCAGTCCGTGTCGACGGGGAGAGCCGAACCTTCCCGGTTGCTTTCACCGTCTGGGAGACGTTCATGGGAGAGAAGGTCAACTCGCATTATCTCTGCCACAAAGACGGCAACGTCTGGAACTGCGCCCTGGACAACTTGTATCTCAGTGACGAGTACCCTTATTATCCACCCAAGGGCGATAAGAAGGACGGACCGAAGTATAAGCCCATCATCGAGGAAGACGGAAAGGAGTACATGCCAGTCGAGTACTATATTCACATGGTCGACGGAGTGAAAGGAGAGAGGGAGAGTGGAATCCCCCAGCACTGCCGACTTGGCTCCTACTGAGACATTCAAGGACAGCATCATCGATGATATCGAGGTCAGTGATCTCGGTAGGGTTCGGCGTATCTCGACTGGTCAGATTCTAACCCCCTGTCTTAGAGCAAACGGGTATGTCCAGGTCACCCTGTGGGATCGTGGGATTAGACGGACGAAGTATGTCCAGAAACTGGTCTGGGAGGCCTTCAAAGGCCCTCTGGAGCCCTTGCAGCGGGTCGCCCACCTGAATGGTGACCTGACCGATAACAGGCTCTCAAATCTCTTCCTGGAGTCTCACAGCGACTCGATGAGGAGGGCGTGGGACGCCAAACGACGCAAGTGGGAAACTATCTGCCAAGGAGTTCTGTGGTGAGTGAGTACAGGAGCCCGCACAACGACGGGCATGATCCGTATATCCTGATCTGGGAGTACGGGAATGACATTCGGAGGGCCGAGTTCAGCGAACGCTGGACAAAGTACGACGAGACCGGTTGGACTGTCTGGTATTTCCGGTTAGTTGACGGAGGTATCATGACCTTCTCGAGTCGAGAGTGGGAGCAGAAGGACGATGTCAACCATCTGACAACCATTTGGATGAAGCCATCATTGTATGATATCGAGAGGAAGACATCATGATTCTTGAAGTGGACGATAACGGACGACTCGAACGGATTGCGGTTATCGAAGACCAGCTCGGAAGGACAGGGGACGAGCGTCAGTTTATCGGTGGGTATCGGCTCAACACCAGTCGTCTCGAAGGAGTCTGGTTTGACCTGGCGGTTTGGGACGCGACCTTGATAGAAGAAGGTGTATACACCAAGACATATCGAATCACTAGGAAGGCATCATGATACCCGCAGAGAATATCCGTCTGACAGTCATCAACGAGGGTGAGATTCTCTATGAGAAGGAGGGCCTCTTCGATATCTGGACTTTTCTAAAGGAGGGCGGACCCGCCGTGTCCATTCGTGACGTCAACGAAGACGAGGTCATATTCGAAGAGCTTCCGATCGAATCCATGAGTATGTCCGCCCCACTCGTCTGCATCCAGATCAAGAGGGGGTGAGCCTTGGGACCGGTTGATCTGTGGCCCCATCAGGTCGAAGCGGTGAAGAACCTGAGGAATGGGTGCATATTGACCGGTAAGCCGGGCTCGGGGAAGTCGGTTGTCGCCCTCCAGTACTACGTTGAGAGAGTGCTGGGGGTGCGGCATCCGGCCGATCTTCCGAGGAGGCTTGCCGAAGGACCCAGGTTATATATAATCACCACTGCTCGCAAGAGGGATGACCTTGATTGGCAGGGGGATGTCTCGATGTATGGGCTGACGGACTACACGACAGTCGATTCGTGGAACAACATCAGTAACTACAGTGACATCCGTGACTCCTTCATCATATTCGATGAGCAGAGAGCTATCGGCAACGGCAAATGGGCCAAGACATTTGTCAAGATGGCTCGCCGTAACGAGTGGATCATGCTGTCGGGCACCCCTGGTGATAACTGGATGGACTACTGCCCGGTATTCATAGCCAATGGCTTCTTCAAGAACCGCACCCAGTTCGAGAGGGAACACTGCCAGTTCAACTACAGAGCGGGCTATCCTCGTCTTGAGCGATATCTTGGGCAGGGGAAGCTGTTACGGCTTCGGAAGAAGGTCCTCGTTGACATGCCTTTCGTCAAGAAGACGACCAAGAAGCGGATAGACGTCCCGGTATCCTACGAGGAGAAACCATATCGTACGATTCAGAAGTACCGCTTCGATCCGTACAAGGAAGAGCCTATCAAGAACGCAGGCGGCCTTTGTCATGTCTTGAGGAGAGTAACGAATGAGGATCCTGTGAGACTTGAGACTGTGCGACAGCTGTGTGAGGAGCATCCTCGGGTCATCGTCTTCTATAATTTTGACTATGAGCTCTTCATGCTGCGGTCGTTGGGGGATATTCTCGGAGTACCGATCGCTGAGTACAACGGACACAAGCATGAACCCTTGCCGGAGGGTGCGCGTTGGGTATACCTCGTACAATACACGGCTGGTGCAGAGGCTTGGAACTGCACCACTTGTGACACGATGATATTCTTCTCTCAGAACTACTCATGGAAGGTCATGGAGCAGTGTGAGGGGCGAATCGACAGGCTGAACACTCCTTATTCAGTCTTGAACTACTACTATCTGAAGAGCCAGTCGCCCATCGATCAGGCCATTTCGAGGGCGATTCGGGTCAAGGAGATCTTCAATGAGAGGGGTTTTTACGAGTCTCTGAGGTGATTGTTGTACCACCCGTTGTACCACTTGGTGCGGCGGGTGGGCAACGCTTCTGTTGTTTGTGTGACTGGAGTGACGCATGCGTTTGCCAGTTTTTTTGCCAGTTTTCTGCCAGATCTGGCAAGTGGCGAAAACGGTATTGTACACGTGCGCTAAATTTTGCCAGTTTTGGGGCGATTTGCCAGTTTTGAAACGGGGGTGGCAAAGGATCTGGCAACCACTTTTCGTTGCAATTGCAACGATCTACCCCCTATTTTGCCAATTTGCCAGTTTTGTTCTGATTACCAGGAGTTGAGTGAATTTTCTTATATATAGAGAGTATAAGAATTTTTCTGGCATTTGGCAAGTGCATGTATAGCACCCCTACCACAAGACGTAACGACATGTACAATAGACCGCGTCGCGAACATGTATCCTAATGAAGGAGATGGGCCTTCTATATTTTCGACCCCTCCTCCTTCACCACAGCTCCCCACGGCTGGCTGAAACTACGCTACCTCAACACCGCATAGTAAACTCAAACAACTTACGAGTACCGACACATGCGGCGCCCCGGCCAGCCGTGGGTATAATTCTTGATTCGAGGATAGACCCCATGCTCGAACGCGACTACCAGCGCGGACTCATATCCAGGATCGAGGAACGCCTTCCTGGCTGCCTCATCCTCAAGAACGATCCGAATCACAATCAGGGCATACCCGACCTGATCATCATATTCGGATCCAACTGGGCCGCACTCGAGGTCAAGAGAAGCGCCGATGCTGCTCACCGACCGAACCAGGATCATTTCATCGACAAGCTCGGTGAGTGGTCCTTCGCATCATTCATATACCCAGAGAACGAGAAAGGAACGCTCGATGAACTGGAACGTACACTCAAGGCTGGAGGGCCTGCACGCATTTCTGAGCGCCAGCAAGCACAGTTGGGTCAACTACGACGACGAGAAACTGGGCGAGGCGTTCAGGACAGCACAGGCGGCAGCGATGGGGACCAGGCTTCACGCCCTGGCCGCAGAGCATATTCGCCTAAAGATGCGGATGCCGAGGAACAAGGCCACCTTCAACGCCTACGTGAACGACGCCATTGGCTACGGTCTTGATCCTGAGGTCGTTCTATATTACAGCGAGAATGCATTCGGGACCGCTGACGCCATCGGCTTCGACGAGAAGAAGCACCTGCTCCGCATTCACGACCTCAAGACTGGCGTAACTCGCGTCAACATGGTTCAGCTTCATATCTACGCAGCACTGTTCTGCCTGGAGTACGAGAAGCTACCCGGCGAGATCAACGTCGAGGCTCGCATCTACCAGAACGACGATATTCTGGTCGACACTCCACAGCCCGACGACATCGCCCATATCATGGACAAGATCGTCTGGTTTGACAAGCTCATCGAGGAGATCAAGACTGAGGAGAACTGATGCCCTCCGATATCCTCAAACACTATGGGACCAAGCGCCATTCGGGTCGCTTCCCTTGGGGATCCGGTAAGGATCCATATCAGTCCGCCCAGGGCTTCCTCGCCGAGCGAGACAAGCTCAAGGCTCAGGGCATGTCTGAAGTCGATATTGCCAAGGCCTGGGGTATGAGCACCACCGAGTACCGTGCTCTGAATAGCATCGCTCGTGCCGAGAAGAAGGCAGGCGATATTTCTCGAGCATCCCGTCTCAAGGACGCCGGTCTGCCCAACACAGAGATCGGTCGACGCATGGGACTCAACGAGTCCTCGGTTCGTGAGCTTCTCAAGCCCAACGCATCATATCGCAAGGACGAGATCACCCGGGTCAAGGATATTCTGGCCGACGAGGTGAAGCAGAAGAAGTTCATCGAGTACGGTCTCGGCGTTGAGCAGAACCTCCAGTGTTCGTCGACATCTTTGAAGACCGCCGTCGAGGCCCTGAAGGCTCAGGGATATACTACTCACGACGTCAAGGTCAAGCAGGCCAACAGCGATAACTACACCATCCTCAAGGTTCTCGCCCCTCCCGGCACCAAAGCTGCCGATATTCATGCACAGAGGGACAAGATCCGCACTCCGGGTGTAGTCATCGACGAGAAAGGGCTGCTGTCGACCGGGCTTCGTACTCCTCGAGCAATATCTTCGAAGAAGGTCGCCATCAAGTACGCCGAAGACGGCGGTACTGACATGGACGGGGTTATTCTGCTTCGCCGCGGAGTCAAAGAGCTCAGCCTTGGTGGCTCCAACTACGCCCAGGTGCGCATTTCCGTGGACGGAACGCACTACCTCAAAGGCATGGCCATGTACTCGGATGATATTCCGAAGGGTAAGGACATAGTCTTCAACACCAACAAGAAGAAGGGCACACCCATGCTGGGCTCCAAGGACCACACGGTCCTCAAGCCCATGAAGGATGATCCCGAGAATCCATTTGGTGCGGTCGTTAAACAGAAGTTATTTAAGGACCCGAAGACCGGAAAGAAGGAACTGAGCGCACTCAATATCGTGAATGAGGAGGGCAAGTGGGACTCATGGTCCCAGTCCCTGGCCTCACAGTTCTTATCCAAGCAGTCCCCCAAATTGGCCAAGCGCCAACTTCAGGCTGTCCGTGATGAAAAGCGGAAGCAGCTCGATGAGATCATGGGCCTTACGAACCCCGTTATTCGTAAGCGGATGCTCATGTCCCTGGCTGATGACTGTGACTCGGCTTCGGTACATCTCAAGGCCAAGGCCCTCCCGGGTCAAGCCTCTCAGGTGTTATTGCCGATGCCCCATCTCAAGAAGGGTGAGGTATATGCTCCTAACTATCGGGACGGTGACGTTGTTAGTCTCGTGCGTTATCCTCATGGCGGGACTTTCGAGATTCCTACGCTCACTGTTAACAACCGAGGTAAGAAGTCTCGAAGTATTCTTGGCAATGCTAGGGATGCTATTGGGATCCATCCTTCTGTCGCTGAGCGTCTTAGCGGTGCTGATTTTGATGGCGACTCCGTCCTGGTAATCCCCAACAAGGGGAAGACTCGGATTCGTTCTACCGCCCCACTCAAGGGATTGAAGGGATTCGACCCCAAGAGAACATATCCTGGCTACCCTGGGATGAAGAGGATGTCGGATACTCAGACCCAGATGGGTAAGGTATCCAATCTTATTACCGACATGACTCTCAAGGGTGCCAGTGCCGATGAATTGTCCCGGGCTGTTCGTCACTCCATGGTTGTTATTGATGCCGAGAAGCATAATCTCAACTACAAACAGTCCGAGGTAGACAACGGCATAGCCGCATTGAAGAGGAAGTACCAGGGCGGAGCCGATAAAGGTGCAGCCACTCTTATTTCCAGGTCCAAGGGTGTCCAGTATGTACCCCATCGCAAGCCACGCAGTGCAGCGAAGGGCGGTCCATATGATGCGGCCACTGGTCGCAGGGTCTACGAGGAGACTGGCGAGTCCTATATTAACAAGCAGGGCAAGCTAGTCAAGAAGCAGACCAAGACCACCAGGATGGCAGAGGCTACCGATGCTAGGAAGCTGTCCTCTGGTACACTGATGGAGGGTATTTACGCACAGCACGCCAACGAGTTGAAGGCCATGGCCAACGATATTAGGAAGCGTGCTATTTCAACCCCCGCCATCAAACGAGACCCCCGGGCTGCTAAGAGCTATGCCCCTGAAGTTGCCACCCTCCGCGCTAAATTAAACCGGGCCCTCAAACAGAAGCCCCTAGAGCGGCAGGCACAGCTAGTGGCACAAGGTGTTGTGCAGAAGAAGCTTGAATCAAATCCAAATTTGACCAAGAAAGAACGGGCTAAGCTAGAGGCCATGGCCATCAAGACCGCCCGCCGCCGTCTTGGTTACGATAGAGAAGGCACAAGAGTGGTCCCCACCCCTCGTGAGTGGGAAGCCATCCAGAAAGGTGCTATATCTAACTCGATGATGGAGCATATTCTAGCCAACTCTGATCTTGACACCATCAAGTCACTAGCTTTGCCAAAGGAGAAGCTTCCTCTTGCTGGTGCTCAGAAGGATCGAATCAAGACTCTTCGGTCTAACGGAGCTAACACAGCACAGATCGCTGAGGCATTGGGCATTTCTACAGCTAGAGTTAGGGAGTACCTGAATGGCTAGCTTCTTGTCCATTGTCAACTGTCCATTGTCCTTGAAACGGGGTGCGTAGAGCCATGCTACGCCTAGCACTCACTACCGAGGACAATCCTTACGATCCTTTCGATGAGTTCGAAGAGTGGTTTAAGTTTGATGTAAGTCAAGGTTACCACACCTGCGCCTACCTGGCACGGGTCACTACCACTAGTACTGACCTCACCGAAGCCGATCAACTCGAAGCAACGAATGAAGCGATTCAAGAGATTCTCGAACTCAACTTGACTGGAAACTATCAAGTTGTCGAACGAGAATTTTGACGAGCTTTCGTCCATTTCGTCCATTTCGAACTTCGAAAGAGGGGGGGACCGGGTCCGCAAAATGGCCCACCCCCCGTCATCGGCCCGCACCTCGCATTTTCCCCGGAGGTAGGTTTGGGCACACCGAATCCGGGTTTCAGATAAGACAGGACGACCTGTGTCGTTGGGGGCTTCTTGCGTTCGTTCCTTTCTACCCAACGAGGGGTACGCAAGTCGCCCGTCTAGCTGTCCACAGCAACTGACATAGCGTCAAGATTCTGACACTAAGTCGTCGGCAAAAAAACAC